GGAACAATGGGTTGAAAAAATGGCGAAATTGAGCGATAATATAGGTAATGTTAACCCAAATGCATATATGGTTAATGCGAAAGTATTCCAATTAGGTAGAGGTTCATCACCTGGTACTGCTGGAAATACTGCAGTTGATAATGGAGAAGCAAATTCAGTACTTAAAGAGTATGAATTTATCGATATTTTCCCAACTGCTGTTTCACCAATTGACCTATCATATGATTCTTCAGATGCAATTGAAGAATTTACAGTTGAATTCCAGGTTAATTCCTTCTCCTTAACTGGAGCAGGGTCTCCAAATGGGTAGCTAAATAGTAATAGGATAAACTTTTAAATTAATTATGGCCAAATTATTTGGGTTCTCGATAGAGGACAATGAACCACTATCTCCAACTGCGGTCTCACCCGTTCCTCCAAATAACGAGGACGGGTCTGATCACTATATGAGTAGTGGTTTTTTTGGTTCATATGTAGATATTGAAGGTGTTTTTAGAACTGAATTTGATCTTATTAAGAGATATCGTGAAATGGCACTTCATCCAGAAGCGGATAGTGCCATTGAAGATATTGTAAATGAAGCAATTGTATCTGATACAAATGACAGTCCTGTTGAAATTGATTTAGATCATTTAAATGCAAGTGATGGTATTAAGAAAAAGGTAAGAGATGAGTTTAAATATATCAAAGACTTATTAGATTTTGATAAAAAGGCACACGAAATTTATAGGAATTGGTATATTGATGGAAGAATATACTATCATAAAATAATTGATATAAAGAAACCAGAAGAAGGAATACAGGAATTAAGATATATTGACGCAATGAAGATGAGATATATGCGTCAAGCAAAAAAGAAGAAAGATGATAAATTAAATTCTATTCAAAGATTTCAGAATGATAATCCAATGGATTATGATTGGCCTGAAATAGAAGAATACTTTATATACAATCCAAAGGCTCAATACCCAACTGGTGCCAGAGATGCAACTGGTGCAAGCCAGGGAATTAAGATGGCAAAGGATTCTATTACATATTGTACAAGTGGATTAGTAGATAGGAATAAAGGATGTACTCTTGGTTATCTTCATAAAGCAATCAAATCTATCAATCAGTTAAGGATGATTGAGGATAGTCTTGTAATTTACAGATTATCCCGTGCTCCAGAACGTAGAATATTCTACATAGATGTAGGTAATTTACCTAAAGTCAAAGCAGAGCAATATCTCAGAGATGTGATGATGCGATATCGGAACAAGCTTGTTTACGACGCTAACACAGGAGAGATCCGTGATGACAAGAAGTACATGGCAATGCTTGAAGATTTCTGGCTCCCTCGAAGGGAAGGAGGTCGTGGCACTGAAATTTCTACTCTTCCAGGAGGTCAAAACCTTGGAGAGATCACGGACATCGAGTACTTCAAGAAGAAATTATATAGATCACTCAACGTACCCCCATCACGAATGGATGGAGAAGGAGGATTCAATCTGGGAAGATCCTCAGAGATATTGAGAGATGAATTAAAATTCACCAAGTTTGTTGCACGTTTGAGAAAGAGATTCTCAAATATGTTCAATGATATGCTTAAGACACAATTAATTCTGAAAAATATCATTACTCCAGAAGATTGGGAAGTAATGTCAGAACATATACAATATGACTTCTTATACGATAATCACTTCTCAGAACTAAAAGAATCAGAACTTTTACAAGAAAGACTTAATAATGTTGCAGTAGCAGAACCATATATTGGTAGATACTTCTCACAAGATTATGTAAGACGTAAGATTCTTCGTCAGACTGATGAGGAAATTATCGAACAGAATGAGATCATGGAGAAGGAAATTGCAGATGGTGTTGTACCAGATCCTTCAATTCCAACTGATCCAGAAACTGGAATTCCTTTAGATCAAGTTGCTGATATGGGTCTTGGAGATCCAGTTATGGAACCCGATTTAGAATCTCAAGGAGCTGCAACAAAAGCACCTGAAATGCCCAAAGGCGGTGAGATATAAATAATAAACGATTACTTATTGATTTTAATTAACAATGGATGAATTAATGGATATGATTGTGGCAGATGAGTCCCCTTCTCAAATCAGCGATAGAATCAAAGATATGCTGTTTTCAAAATCAGCAGAAAGAGTAGATGCACATAAATCAACTGCTGCAAATGCTTTGTTTGGTCAAGAACCAGATGAAGAAGAAATTGAATCTGAACCAGAAGTAGAAGCAGAATTAGAAACTGCTGATGCTGAAGAAGGCGATGAGTAATTTTAATAAATAACATTAACATGAACTTTTAACGATAATGGCACATAAACCTGTAGGGAATTGCGTGAGTATTGCGTGTACCCCTGTTAATAATCGAACAGATGCAATAGCACACAAAACTGATAGTTTAAGAGTTGTGGCAATAGGTACTTTTGCACATGTTGCAATTGGTACTTTTCCGACTGCTACTCGTGCTGATTATATGGTCATTGAAGGTGAAGCAGCAACTATTGCTTTAGGCAAACCTGGTTCTCAAAGAATAAGTGGTATTACCTCTGGTGCTACTACAACTCTTGATATGCCAGAAGGTGTTGCATCACAATTCACAGTTGGAGATGCAGTTTCATTAACTGTTACTGGTCAATCAGATTATGACTTTACTCATAAGATAGTTAAATCTATTGATAGTCATCCAGGTTTCTCAGGATATCATAGTGAAAGAATTGTAGTTGATCACGATTCTTCTGCTGGAAATCCTGCATCGTTAGAAAGTACATCATATGCTGAATTAAGATCCTCATTCAAAGTGGGAACAATATCTCACCTTGGAATTGGTTCTGTTTATATTCAACAAGTTAACCCATCATCACCCGCATAATTGGAGAATTCTAATGAAACTTATTAGAGAAGAAATAGAATCAGTTGAATTCCTTGTCGAACAAAAGAACGGCAAGAAATCAATGTATATTGAGGGTGTGTTTTTGCAAGGAAACATTAAAAACCGTAATGGTAGAATGTATCCAATGGAGACCCTTCGTAGAGAAGTTGGTCGTTATAATGAGAATCATGTTCAGTCAGGTAGAGCACTTGGAGAGTTAGGTCATCCAGATGGTCCTACTGTTAATCTTGATAGAGTATCACATAAAATTGTATCTCTAAAAGAAAATGGTTCTAACTTCATTGGTAAAGCAAAAATTCTTGGTACACCAATGGGTAAAATTGCTGCTTCCCTTGTTGAGGAAGGAGTAAAACTTGGAGTATCTTCTCGTGGTGTTGGTTCTTTGAAGCAAACAAGAGAAGGTGTTAATATAGTTGGTGACGACTTCATGTTAGCAACTGCTGCTGATATCGTTGCTGATCCTTCTGCTCCTGATGCTTTCGTTGAAGGTATTATGGAAGGGAAAGATTGGGTCTGGGATGGAGGAATTTTGCGTGAGAAGTTCGCAGAAAAAACTTACAAACAGGTTAATACCCTAACAACACAAAAGAAATTAGACGAACAGAAACTTAATCTGTTTAATGATTTCTTATCAAACTTATAAAACTTCTAAATAAATATAGATTTAGATAGCACAAATCGGAGAGTTTCACATGTCTCGTGGCAAACAATTACAAGAAATGGATCCAGGCACAAAGCAATCCAAAACTGCAGTAAATGCAAATGCTAAGGCTGGAGAACCAATAGATACTTCTGCTGGAAATTGGGAAGACCTTGGAGGTCCAACACCAGAGAATTATAAGTCAACAGATGATTCAGCAAAGCTGAAAACACCTGGTGGCAATTTAAAACAGGTAAGTGATGTAGTCACTAACCGTAAAGGTAAAACTGCCAAAGAGGAAGTGGAAGTCGAAGATCAAGAAATCGTCGCTGAAGAACCTGCTACGGAGGAAGAAGTGGTTGCAGAAAACGAAGTATCTACTGAAGAAGTAGTAGAAGAAGAAACCGTTGAAGAGTATGACATGGAAGAAGATGTCAATGCTCTTTTAAGTGGTGAAGAACTTTCTGAAGATTTCAAATCCAAAGCAAAGACAATCTTTGAAGCTGCTATCAACGCAAAAGTTGCTGAAGTCAAAGAGTCTCTTGAGAAAGAGTACGAAGAGAAACTATCTGAAGAGATAGAAACAGCAAAAGAATCACTTGCAGAAAGAGTAGATTCTTATCTAGAATATGTCGCTGACGAGTGGTTTGAAGAAAATACCCTCGCAGTCGAGAACGGTCTTAAGACCGAAATGACAGAATCATTCCTTGAAGGAATGAAGAGTCTTTTTGAAGAACATTATGTACAAATCCCTGAAGACAAATACGATGTCCTTGAGAGTATGGTAGAAAAACTTGATGACATGGAAACCAAGCTCAATGAGCAAATAGAAAAGAATATCGGATTAAACAAACGTCTCGCAGAGTCGGTTGCTGATGGTATCCTTGAATCTGTTTCTGATGGATTAGCGTCCACCCAGAAAGAGAAGCTCGCTTCACTTGCCGAAAGTGTAGAGTTTGAAAGTGAAGAATCTTATCGTGACAAGTTGGAGACATTGAAGGAATCTTATTTCACTTCAAAACCAAATGCTCCACAAGCTAAAACTGAGACCCTTTCCGAGGGTGTAGATAATTCAGAAGGTGTTGGTGATATAACCAACTCAATGAATGCTTACCTCAGAACTTTGGGCAGTTTTAACAAAAACTGATTTTAAAATTAATCAAACGTAAACTTATTAGGTAAACCTCAAATGTTCCAATCAGAACAGTTGCAGGAAAAGTGGAAGCCTCTTCTAGAGTATGAGGGTCTTGACAAAATCGAAGATCCCCATCGTAAAGCGGTTACTGCCGTCCTGTTAGAAAACCAAGAAAAATTTTTAAGAGAGACATCAGCATTCCAAGAAAGCGGAATGTTGAACGAAACTCCAACAAACAGTACTAACTCTGGTGCCAATGCTGGTTTCAGTGCTAGTGCAACTGCTACAGGTCCAACAGCTGGTTTCGACCCTGTACTTATCAGCTTGATTCGTCGTTCAATGCCTAACTTGGTGGCATACGATCTTGCTGGTGTTCAGCCAATGTCTGGTCCTACTGGACTAATCTTCGCAATGCGTTCTCGTTACACTTCTCAGAGTGGAACCGAAGCATTCTACAACGAAGCAGATACTGGATTCTCTGGACAGAACGAAGGATTTGACCTTACTCAAGGTTGGACTTCAGCTGCAGCTGGTATGGGTACTACTGCTCAGAAAGCACAGCAGAACCCATCTGTTCTAAACCCAACTGCTACTGCTACAGAAACTGACTACAACGTTGGTCAGGGTATGCGTACAGACAACGCTGAAGATTTAGGTACTTCTGGTGATAACTTCAACCAGATGGCATTCTCAATCGAGAAGGTTACAGTTACCGCTAAGTCTCGTGCGTTGAAAGCAGAGTACAGTTTAGAACTTGCTCAAGACCTCAAAGCAATCCACGGATTGAATGCAGAGGCAGAACTTGCTAACATCCTTTCTACTGAAATCCTTGCTGAAATCAACAGGGAAGTCATTAGAACTATCTACAAGGTTGCAGAGCAAGGTGCTGTTTCTAACACTGCTACTGCTGGTATCTTCGATTTAGACATCGACTCCAATGGTAGATGGTCTGTTGAGAAGTTCAAAGGTCTATTGTTCCAGATCGAGAGAGATGCTAACGCAATCGCACAAAGAACTCGTCGTGGAAAGGGCAACATCATCCTCTGCTCTGCAGACGTTGCTAGTGCTCTAACAATGGCTGGTGTACTTGACTACACACCTGCACTTAATGCTAACCTTAATGTTGATGACACAGGCAATACATTTGCTGGTGTTCTACAAGGTAAGTACAGAGTGTACATCGACCCATATGCTGCTAACCTAAGTGCTGCTAACGCTGCAACTAACAGTGGTAATCAGTACTATGTTGTTGGTTACAAAGGATCTTCTCCTTATGACGCAGGAATATTCTACTGCCCTTACGTTCCACTACAGATGGTTCGTGCAGTGGGAGAAAACACCTTCCAGCCAAAAATCGGATTTAAGACTCGCTACGGCATGGTCGCTAATCCATTCGCTGAAGGTACAACTCAGGGTGAAGGTGCTCTTACAACAAATGCTAACCG